GGAGGGGGTTTAATATACTTCGGGTACTGCTCGGTGGATCTCTAGCCTGAGATCCATTATTTAACTGGCCCCCTCACGGGGGCTATTTTTTATCCAGTGCATTCTCCGTCGTCTTGCTGACACAAATATGCATCATCATCAAATATCCAATCGCCCTGCCTATCAACAAACGATCCTAATTCTGAATATTTTTGATTATATATAAAATTATTTCCAATTCGTTCTTCTGCATCAATCCACCACTGCATACGATCAGGGTGAGACTTAAACATTGCAGCTCTGTTTGCCTCAGATTTAAGAAAACAACCATCGCAATTGCTGGTAGTAGATAAATTTAAATCAAACCCTTGACTATTTTTTTGATTTATCCAAAATTTATTTACGTCATGTTTTCTGACTGATGCAGAAACTAATGGAAACCATTGAGTAATGTATTTTACTGGCGCTGGCTTCACTCTGTTAGCTTCGTCAGCTCTAATACCTACGGCGTTACCCCATTTTTTCCACCCTAAGCTTTGTAAATAACGTGTGGCAGGTCTAATTTTTAATTTTCTAGTACAAAACCTGCGAACTGCGTCAGGCAAACGCTTGTCGTCATTAATCATTTGATCAAACGGTTCACCGTTTCTGCTTGCAGTTTTAAAATTAACTTTAGCAAATCCAATATTAGATAAACTGTCATATTCAACCCAAGTTATTGGAATATCCCAACGATCACTGCACTCTTGAACAAATTCTAAAGTCTCAGGCATTTCCCTACCCGTGTTGGCAAACACTACCTTGCATCTTTCGGGAAGACCGTCGTTTGCTTTCAGTATTTCGTGGAGCATAAACCCACTGGTTCGTCCTCCCGAAAAACTTACTACCACGTTACCATTTGGTAATTTGTAGTTCACTTCTTAGTCTCGTTAAACTTACCCTTCTTGCCTTTTGCCAAACGGCTGGGCTCTTTGCTGTATCCACGAATCTGGGTGACGTTGTTACGTTTCATATTTGTAAGCAGTGAGGCGGCAATATCGGGGGAGAGACCGGTCAGATCCTCCAGTTCTTTGGTTGCGCTGGCTAGATTGGTCCAGCCTTTTTTGTAATCGCATATTGCCTCGATCATTTCATCGTGGGTTTCAGACTTAGCCATTCTCTTGCATCCTCTCCTAAAACTTTTGCTCCTATATCTATCTTAGCACGAAGGGCTTTGACGATACGTTCGTCAATGCTGCCCTCACAGATCAGATCGATGTATGTTACGTTGTTCTTTTGTCCAATACGGTGGGCTCTATCCTCTGACTGTATCCGTGTTTCAAGGTTGAAGTCATTAGCATAGTATACCACCAGGTTTGCTTCCGTCAAAGTCAGTCCGTATCCAGCGGTTGCTGGGTTGCCAACGAAGAACTTGAGCGGGTGGTCGGGGTTCTGGAAGTTAAGAACTGCATTGGCACGATCATCGTCAGACGTATCTCCATAGTATGACACCGCACATCCCTGCCCGAACTTCTTGTTGAGTGTCTCTGTGATCTGTTGGATATCGTATCGGAACCGTGACCAGATGATTGCTTTGCCGTCATGCTCGTTGATGATTTCCTCAAGCGCATCCATTCTTTTGGATGGGAAGTACAGCATGTCACCATCATCAGTTTTGAGGTGCCCTGACATAATCTGTTGGAGTCGTAGCATCTGGGTGATTACAGCGGGAGCCGTGGACATCTCGCCACTGTCCAACAGCACCATAGCATGGCGTCTGATCTGTTCGTACATATCAAATTGTTGGGGGGTCATGCCCACATAACGGGCGGTGTATATCTTCTCGGGTAGATCGAGGCAGTCTTTTTTGAGCACACGAAAGGAAAACATGTCTATTCTTCGGGTAAGCTCATCAAGATTGCGGAACCCTACGATCTGTTGGAAAGCAGCGGCACCCATCTTTCTGCGTTGCACTACTGCATACCGTCCCTGGAATGCGTAGTATGATTCAAAACCCAAGAGCCCAGGGCGGAGGAACTCGCACTGCGAATAGATATCCATTGGGCTTTTGGTTATGGGAGATCCAGTCAACAGCCTCTTGTACTTGAAGCCAGCGGCTATCTTCATCAGGGACTTGGTGCGTTTTGCTTTGTGGTTTTTGATTGTCGTTGATTCGTCCACTGCAATCATGCCATGGGAACCAAGCATCCGAGCCATCCACTGCCCTGCCTTCTGGCCCTTGATTGTGGAGTATGCCTCGACATTCATTACAAAGATTGTCAGTCCCTCGAACGTATCTTGGACCGAGCGCATCTCTTCTTTTTGTTTTTTGTTGGGGCCAGATACCCAGCGAATCACCCTATGGGGTATGTCATCTGACATATGTTCGGGGATTTCTTTGGCTACCCAGTTGCGGTACACGCCCTTGGGTGCAATAACCAAGGCGAAGTTAATCTGCCCATCTAAGTACAGCATCGCCATGTTATCGATGAGAACCTTGGACTTACCAGTTCCCATCTCCATGAACAGGCCGAACTCTGGTTTGCTCCAACCGTAGTCTAACGCATCTACCTGGTGGTCAAATGGTTTTAATTTAAAATTTAACTTGACAGTCATTACATAGCTCCACTATTGTCTACAGTACGGATAGCACGAGGCTACCGGATAAATCAACCCTGAAGAGGAAAAACTTTTATGGACGATATCTTTGAAGACTTATTCGATGAGGCAGGTGCCGTATCGAACATTGACGTAGGAACCGGCAAGCAACTTAGCCAACTGGTTCGTACACTCCGTGGAGTAGAAGATCAGATTGCTGATGCGGAGACACATCTTAAATCATTAAAACAAGAGAAGCACAAACTCTCTGTGGAAAACATACCAGCTCTCATGGACGAGATGGGTGTAGAGCGTTTGGATGTTGACGGGCTTACCGTGGAACGAAGGATGGTTGTTAGCGCATCGATCCCCGTTGATCGGAGAGACGAGGCATACACTTGGCTACGCGAAAACCATTTGGATGACATCATCAAGAATGATGTGGTCTTGTCTTTCGGTAAGGGCCAAGACAATCAAGCAGGTGACGTGGTCGGACTGCTCAAGGATCGGGGGTTTGATCCAAGTACCAAGACCCATGTACATCCATCTACATTGAAGGCGTTCGTTAAGGAGCGCATCACGGATGGTAAACCAATCGATCTCGATATGTTCGGGGCATTTGTAAACAACACAGCACAGATAAAGAGGAAAGCATAATGGCTAACGCAGTAGCAAAAGCAAAAGAAACAGCAGTAGCAACGGACGTCATGGACGACATCCTAGAGTTCGCGGGTGAAGGCGCATCATTTGACAGCAGCGAGATGCAAATCCCGTTCGTCCGTGTACTCCAGGCGATGTCACCTCAGTTGAAGAAACGTGAGGCTGACTACATCGAGGGCGCAGAGCAGGGGGACATGTTTAATACTGTCACTGGTCAGTTCTTTGGTGGGGACAAGGGGCTCACTGTAATCCCTTGCTACCAGACTACTAAGTATCTTGAGTTCACACCACGCGATCAAGGTGGTGGGTTCCGTGGTGAAATACCGCCAACAGATCCTGTTCTTCAACGAACTGAGCGTCAGGGTTCAAAAGAGATCCTGCCCACAGGCAACGAGTTGGTGAAGTCGGATCAACATTACTGCTTGGTAATTGACGAGGATGGCATCAGCCAGCCTGTTGTGATTGACATGAAGTCTACACAACTGAAGGTTAGCCGACGTTGGAAAACTCAGATTGCCATGCAAAAGATCAAGCACCCGAAGACTGGTGCAATGATCACACCACCTTTGTTTGCTACACAGTGGAAGTTTACTACTGTTGAAGAAAGCAATGACCAAGGATCATGGTTTAACTTTTCGATTGAGAAGCTTGGCTTGATCGAGGACCGTGATCTTATGCTTGAGGCCAAAGCGTTTCGTGATAGTGTGGCCGCAGGTGAAGCAAAGGCTGTATCGGAGGAAGGTAGCTCCACTTCCGACTCCAAACCTGTGGATGATGACATCCCGTTTTAGGTTGCAGCTTTGAGGGGGACGCACTTTTGGACACGGTGCGTCCCTTTTTAATCACTAAGGGAGCAGTAAATGTCACAAGCAAAGAGACTACTTGCCACCTTTGCAGGGGCGAGAAACGCACATGGTACAACAATCGTTGGTCGCGTAGGGCGTAATGGAAAGGCCGAATCACAGAGCCGAATAATCCGAGAGCCGTTGACCGAGGAACTTGTACAAGCGCACATTGATGGGGACCAAGGTGTTGGTGCTATTCCAATCAACGATGAGAACCAGTGTCAGTTTGGATGCTTGGATATAGATGTATATGATCTTAACCACGACGAACTCCAAGCTAAGATACAAAAGATGAAGTTGCCGTTGATGCACTGCCGGTCCAAGTCGGGAGGTGCTCATCTTTATTTATTTATGAAGGATTGGGAATCAGCAGCACAGATTAGAGATTACTTATCAGAGATGTCGATTGCGCTGGGCCACAGTGGCTGCGAGATATTCCCCAAGCAGGATACGATTATTGCCGAGCGTGGAGATGTGGGCAACTTTATTAACATGCCTTACTTCAAAGCCGAACTGACCCAGAGGTATTGCTTTAACAAAAAGACGGAAGCGTTAGAACTAGACGAGTTCCTTGATGCGGTAGACAAGGCGCGTGTTTCGTTAGCGGATCTTGAAGGGATGAAGTTTGCAGGGGAGCGCAAGCATTTCACCGATGGTCCTCCGTGCTTGGAACATTTGTTTGCCGAAGGTCCGATCACGGACGAGCGCAACAAGACTATGTTTATGTGCGGTGTGTACAACAAGCTAAAATTTAACGACGACTGGGAGGCCAGGTTGGAGGAGGACAACCGAACCTTATGCTCAGAGCCTTTGCCTTCACATGAGGTATTGAACCTCAGAAAGTCCCTGACCAAAAAGGACTGGGGCTACACCTGCAAAGACGAACCGTTTAAAAGTTACTGTGATCCAGTGCTGTGTGCGGTTCGTAAGTTTGGGATTGGCAAGGATGCACCTGATGCACCAGTGGTCGGGGGCCTGACAATACTCTTGTCAGAGCCCCGTGTTTATTTCATGGACGTGGATGGTTCTCGGATCCAACTAACAACAGAGCAGTTGCAGAACCAAGTGCTATGGCAACGTGCTTGCATGGAGCAGATGAATATTATGCCTCCGACAGTTAAACCTCAGAAGTGGCAGGTTATGATCAACCTTATGATGCAGTCTGCTACATACCTAGACGTGCCAGAAGAAGCCACGATCAAAGGCCAGTTTAAAGATCACCTTCAATCATACTGCACCAGCCAGATTAGAGCCATGGCTCCAGAAGAACTAGAGATGGGCAAGCCGTGGACCGATGGCAACACAACCAAGTTTAAACTAGAGGGCTTGATCGATTTCCTGCACCACCGCAGGTTTAAGGTAGATAACCGTGGACACTTGATCCAGATGATCAGAGATTTAGGGGGAGATTCAGTTCACCAGAACATTCGGAGATCAGACAATACCAAAAGCACAATTCGTTGCTGGTACATACCCTCGTTTGAAGAAAACAAAATTGAATTACCAATTAAGGAGATGAGCGATGACATACCCTTCTAATAGACTTCTCCGTGTAGGAGAGGTTGCCCGTATGTTGGGTGTATCCAAGTCATACATTTATAAACTGTCGGCTCAGAAGGCAGACTTCCCGCAGCCGATTGTACTGGGGGACGAGAACAACAAGCGTTCGTCTAGCCGCTGGGTACTGACGGAGATTGAAGACTGGGTGAACTCCAGACCAAGGGGCAAGGACCTATGATCCCCAACTCTAAACTTATACTGGGACCTCCAGGTTGCGGTAAGACCTATCGTTTGATTCAAGAGATCAAAGCCGCATTGGAATTAGGGACGCACCCGTCACGCATCGGGGTGATATCGTTTACTCGTAAGGCTATTGAAGAGATGGTTACTCGATCATGTGCGGAGTTCTCATTAGAGCCTTCAGACTTTCCGTTTATGAGAACGAGCCACTCGTTTGGGTACAACGGGCTAGGCTTGCAGTCGCAAGACGTAATGCAGATGGCAGACTATAAAGTTATTGGAGAGGCCGTAGGATTAAATTTTGAGGGGGAAGACAAGACCAGCATCGATGATGGGATAACTCTTCCTACGATTGGTGGATCAGGAGCTCAGTACCTACAGATGATTATTCGTTCTCGGTATCGTATGATTTCATTGAACAAGGAGTTTAATCAAACAGCCGACCGAGATCTGCATTCGTTTAAATTAACGCAGGTAGCCAAGCAGATTGATGAGTATAAAAGAACTTTAAATAAGTATGACTTCGTTGATATGATTGAGAAGTACATCGAGATCGGGGAGCCGCCCCACTTGGACTATCTGTTTATTGATGAGGCTCAAGACTTCACACCGTTGCAGTGGAAGATGGCCGAGAAACTGGCTGAGTTCTCCGACAAAACAATTATTGCGGGAGACGATGACCAAGCCGTGCACCGTTGGACAGGGGTGGATGTTAAATTGTTTGTTGATTCCTCCACAGATGTAGAGGTGTTAACGCAGTCATACCGCATACCACATGACGTACACCGGTTGGCGAGGGGTATTGTTCAGAGGATCAAGGACCGTGCTTCTAAAACATTTTTACCTCGAGAGGAAACAGGAGAGGTAGAGTACGTTCAACATATGGACAGTATTCCTTTTACCGAGGGATCATGGACCGTGATGGCGCGTACAAACACCTACGTTCGAGAGTTGGCGAAGTGGTTTTCTAACACAGGGTTTAAGTATTCGGTCAAGGGCAGACCCAGTATATCTGAGAAGTTGGTAGAAAACATTATGGCTTGGGACGAGTTGTGCCAGGATAAGAAGCTTGGGGTGGATCGTATCAAGAAACTGTACTCTGGGTTACCCAAGCAGGGAAAAGACGCTGTTGTAAAACGTGGGGCTACTAAATTACTGGACGCTCTGGCACCTGATGCAGAAGTGGGCATGGACACGTTGATGGCGGACTACGGACTTCTGCGTGGTGCAAACTACGCGGCCTATGACGTATTGAAAGTATCGGAGAGCATGCGTCGGTACATTGCGGCAATAGAACGGAGGGGCGAGGACCTTCTGTCTCCGCCAAGGATTAAGATATCTACGTTCCACGCTATGAAAGGTGGCGAGGATGACAACTGCGTAGTTTACACGGCCTCGACCAAAGCATGTGTCGAGTCAAAGCACCAAGACGATGAACATCGAGCGTTCTACGTTGGAGTAACAAGGGCCAGACATAGGCTTTACATCCTACAATCGGACAACAAATACAGGTACACAATATAATGATAGCATCAATGTGTCTCGCGTTGGCTTTATACCATGAAGCGCGAGGAGAATCCCGACAAGCCCAGCTTATGGTTGCGAGGGTTATAATAAACAGAGTGGAGTCTAAGCGATGGCCCTCGTCCGTATGTGGCGTGGTCATGGAGGACCAACAGTTTTCGTTTGTAAGGAATGGAAAAGTACCAAACACCAAGGACCAAGATGCGTGGCAGAACTCTAGGAGTTTAGCAAAGCAGATCATCGAGGATCATGGGATCTTACCTTACAGTGACGCGGACCACTACCACACTACAAGAGTGCGTCCGGTGTGGCGTAGAAAGTTATATAGGATAGTGCGGATAGATCAGCATGTATTCTATTCTTACAATCGACCAAGACCACTAGAGAGCAGCCTTCGCCCGAAGAGGCGACCTAATAAACTGGAGACTACAAAATGAAACGTGATGAAATTTTAGATAAGTCAAAAGAACTTATCAATGGACAACGCGCCAAGGACTACGGCGATGCGTTTGAAAACCACAGCCGCATTGCCAATGGATGGAACGTCATAATGAATGGGGCTTTATTAAGCCACGGCTACCTGACGGAGCAACATGTTATCCTAATGATGGACTGGGTGAAGACGGCCCGTCTTTTACAAACCATAAGCCATGAGGACTCGTGGCTGGATAAAGTTGGTTATTCCGCTCTTGGAGGAGAGTTCTCTGGAAAAAGCGAAGAACTAGACAATCTTGGCATAGACATCGACACGCTGAGAGAAGTCGAAGCAGTAAAAAGAAAGATGAATAAAAAGGATGGCTAGTTTGTTTGGTAGCGATTTGCACCATGAGTTCAAGGGAGAGTTGAACCTGGTGGATAAAGACTGGAATATACCCACGGAGTTCCCTGATCTAACAGGGTACAAAGAGGTGGCTGTAGACCTTGAAACTAAGGATCCGAACATCAAGACCTTGGGCCCAGGTTGGTCACGCAAGGACGGACATATCATAGGCATCGCTGTTGCGGCTGGAGAATACCAAGGGTACTTCCCGATTCGACACGAGAACGGCCACAACTTGGATGCCAAGATAGCCATGCGGTGGTTGGGCCAACAGATGGACGTGCCTGACATGCATGTGATCATGCACAATGCAACGTATGATGCGGGCTGGATGCGGGCAGAGGGCGTAGAGATCAAAGGCAAGATCATTGACACTATGATTACTGGTGCATTGGTGGACGAGAACCGTTGGTCCTTTGGCCTTGACGCTATGGCTCGAGACTACGCTGGAATCCGCAAGGACGAGAAGTTGTTGAAGGCTGCGGCCAAGGCATGGGGCATCGATCCCAAGGCAGAGATGTGGCAACTTCCTCCTATGTATGTGGGAGCCTACGCCGAGCGCGATGCTGTAGCTACGCTCAAGCTGTGGCAAGCGTTGAAGGTTGAACTTGAAGACCAAGAACTGTGGGGCATATGGGGCATAGAGACTGACCTAATACCCTGCTTGCTAGACATGAGAACCAAGGGAGTGCGGGTGGACTTGGACAAAGCGGATAAGAACAAGAAGTCCATTCGTGCAAAGACCAAGGAACTGCGTCAGTCTATAAAGACGACATCAGGATTAGACGTAGATATCTGGGCGTCTGCCTCGATAGCCAAGATGTTTGACAAGCTAGGACTGAACTACCCAAGGACCGAGAAGGGTGCTGTATCGTTTACCAAGGCATGGCTCAACAGCCACCCGTCCGAGATCTGCCAGCAGTTAGTCAAGCTCCGTGAGTTCGACAAGGCTGACTCTACATTTATCGATAGCATCCTGCGGCACGAGCACAACGGACGTATTCACACCGAGTTGCACTCTACCAGAAGGGACGAGGGAGGCACTGTCACGGGCAGGTTCTCATCGTCAAACCCAAACCTCCAGCAGATTCCTGCAAGGGACAAGGACATCAAGAAGTTAATCCGTGGTTTGTTTGTACCAGACGAGGGCTACAAGTGGGGGTCGTTCGATTACTCGAGCCAAGAACCAAGGCTCTTGGTGCACTTTGCGGCCAGCGTTGGGGACATGCCACGCCAAGACCTGCTTGATGAAATCGTCCATGAGTACAACAACTCAGATGTAGACCTGCACCAGATGGTGGCAGACTTAGCAAGCATCACCCGTAAGGAAGCAAAGGCCGTGAACCTGGGGATTATGTACGGCATGGGCGTGGGTAAACTGGCAGACCAGATAGATGTGGAGCCAGAGACGGCAAAAGAACTTCTGTCCCAGCACCGTAACAAGGTGCCGTTTGTTAAAGCCCTAGCCGAGATGGCGTCTCGACGAGCCGCTGGCAACGGGCAGATCCGTACACTCTTGGGCCGCAAGTGCCGGTTTCATCTCTGGGAACCCACCAAGTTTGGTGCAGGCAAACCTCTACCCTACGACGAAGCCCTGACAGAATATGCAGGGATCAACGGCACGGGGATCAGAAGAGCGTTTACTTACAAGGCGTTAAACAGATTGATCCAAGGATCGGCAGCAGACCAGACTAAAAAAGCGATGCTTGATTGCTACAACGCGGGACATACTCCTATGCTCACGGTCCATGATGAGTTATGCTTTAACATAGATGGCACAGAGCAAGCGGAACAAATTAAAAATATCATGGAGACAGGCGTAGAGCTCAAGGTGCCATCTAAAATTGACGTAGATATCCAAGATGATTGGGGAGAAATAGAATGATAGAACCAGATATGCCAAGCCTCGGGCTAAGACAGATGCACCCTATGCAAGTTAAGGCTCTCATGGACTTCGTTGGAATGTCCTTGAACCTAGCATCTATGACAGACGACGATAAGATAATAGAAGAGGCCGAAGCCGCAGCAGACGAGATGGTTCGTTTGTTTGGGGGCAACGGTATTAAGTTAACGATTGAAACTCACTGATTCGTTTGTGCTCGATCCACGATTGCTTGGTTCTTAGGATCCCCTAAAAGACCAGGGGCCAAGGTCCGTGCTCTGTTTAACAGGTTTCCACCTATATCACTGACCGTGTCCACCGCTCCACTGACTGCCTCAGTTACAGGGGCAATGAATGATTCAGTGGGTTGGGCTTGTGGTTGTTGGACCACGGCTTGTGGTTGACTAGGAACAAACGGTGGAAACGGATTGTCTTCTGATACCACATTAGGTTGTGGTGATCTAACTTTAGGATTTAAATTAATTTGAGAAAACTCAATTGACAGATCAATAAGTTTGTCAATTGGCAAGTTTTCTGCTGTTGTTACTCTAGCCTGACCTTCTATAGACTCCATCATTATATCTTCAATTAACTGCTTGGTTATAGTGATTGGTCTAAATTTTCCAGATAAGATTGCGCCTAATTCGTCTCGACCCATTTTAGATTTTACAGAAAGTTGTTGAATAATTTGATTTTCAGATAAACCTAATGCTTCTGCGGCTTTCATATCTGCGGTTAAACTAGCTTGTGCAGACAAAAGATCTTGATTCGCTTGTTTGTATCGAGCCAAAATATCTTCTGGAGTAACGTCATTTCTTTTTGCAAACGCAGTAAAACTTGAACGAAGAGATGATCTTTTTCCTGTGTACTCTGCACCTCTGTAATAAAAGTTTTTATCAAGATCCGTTTGTAATTCACGAAAACCTGTAACCATGCTTGCAGCTTCTTCTGCTGCACTAAACTCTTCTCCATAAAGACTTGGATCTCCGGTCACAGCTTTTGTTAATCGTCCTGCTTCCAGTTCTCCACGGCGTTCTCTGATCAACATTTCAAATGCCCCTGGAGTAAAACCCCCTAAAATGTGGAGGGCTGATTTCTGTGCACGATCTACTGGATTTTCTCCTTTAATAAATATTGAGGCTCCTGTTTTTGTTTCACCGTTCCGGACGACTACGTCAGCAATACGTTCTGCAAGCAACGCTTCTGAAGCAAACGGTTGGGTAGCTTTTAATACTGCGGCCTGCATAGACTCTGCTATCATTCTCATTTGAGAGTCTGAAACCTCTCCTGTTTCAGAGTACGCTTGCATTGCAGCACGAGCAGGAGCCATCATAAAGTCATAGGGCATCATGTAAGACAGATTAACGTAATCTACTTTTGGCTTACCGTTTACATCTTCACTGCGAATAGGTGCAAGAGTATCACCTTTTGTGTAATATGGAGCTAATCTTTCTAACGCATTCATTTGTTCTTGACTAAAATCAGTTAGTTCCATTGCTGCCTTTTGTGCGCCAAGAGGAACCATGTATGCCATGCCAATATAACTGCTTAATCTTTTGGCTCCAATGGCTCTGACTTGACGTTCAAACTCTTTAACTTTTTGAGGACCAAGTTTTTTAGCTAATGCGCTGCTTGGGTCTATTTTAAACCCTAACTCGCGCATACCTTGTCGCGTGATGTTTGTAGTGGTTCTCATAATTTCCGCAGGAAACGCCACAAAGTTACCAATAAAAGGTATACGACGAATCATTTTAATAGACTCAGGCACACGACTATATGTAGGCATTGTTGACTTTACAATGTCCGCAGACATCAAGTCCATGAAGTCCATGTCTTTTGTAAGTTCCGTGGTTCGAGCTGCTAGACCCGAACGACTAAACTCTTCAGCAACATCGTCCATCGTTGCACTTGTACCTTCTATTCCACGGCGAATAGCGTTGGTAAACTTAGCCTTTTCTCCCGAAAATCCTACTGTCTTCCAGAAATTATCTGTGCCAGAGTACACATTCTGTGCACCTTTAGCCAAGGATGAAGCAAATGGAATACTTTTTAGCAACGATGTAGTGCCGTCAGAAACTTTTCCTGCAACTTTAAGATCAGCACCTTCTCTTAACAACGCTTGAAATTCGTTTACAACATAGTTTTGATCAACAATTCCAGCTTTCTGTAGGGTATTAAAAGTCTTAGCAAACTCTGCATCTTCCATGTCAAGCAATCGACCGACTGTTAAACGAGCACTTTCAGCAAGGTTCATGTCCCGAGCCACGTTGCCGTTGGCTCCAAGCATGAATACGCCAGAGTGAAAGTTACGAATATGAGACAAAGGATTTAACACAGTCTTAGTCATCTGAGATAAACCTTTAGCCTGTAGCGAAACAGCTAGTATTTCTTGCAAAGGATCTTGAACTCGAGACGCGATAGTAAAACCCTCTTTAACTTCCACTGGAACAAACGACCCCGTCATTGCACCAAACTGACCACCAAAAGCCTTTTCTGCATCGGTCATCTTTGCTTGTTTGGCTAAATCTGGAAACTCTCCAAGCTGGGTGTATCCGTTTTGTTTTAAAATCTCTGCTTGTTCTGGGCTAACAGTGCGTCCATCAATAGCTAAAGGTTTTGCATTAGGGTTTCTGTTTATGGCTGCTATAGCATCATCTAAACTTAATGAAGTGTTAGCGTACTGACGGTAAAATTGGTTTGCCGCGAGCGTCGTGGACATGTCTCCCACCGTGCGAAGGTAAAGTTTTTTGGGATCGTTAACTTCTCCCATAAGTTTTCTAAGAGTAGGAGCCGCATCCATCCATTTTAACCGAGGTTGCAACATACCTTGAGCGATTTTAAACAAGGGAACAGGTTGACCGTTTGCTCCTTTGTTTCCCTTTTTTAAACCTCCCTTTAGTTTTTTAAGAGCATCTTGTAGATTTGTGCCTCCTTCAGTAGTTTGCTTGTACAAAGTCTGATCTACAACTTTTGTAGCCTCTGTAATAAGTTCATCACCCACAAGACCACTTTTGTCTTGGATTAAACCCGCTACTTCTTTAACTGAATCGTCATACAACTTTTTATCTAACCCATCTTTAAGGAATTTTTCAGGATTCAAATGTATTTCATACATACGTCGTAAATACTTGCCTTGATTAGAAGCAAATTCATTTATTAATTTTTGTTTAGCGCCAGCGTTCAACACGCTTTCTGGTACATCTTCTATATTTTTCATAAAGATGTCAGTAAGACCATCTATTTGACCACGCATGTCAACAGCAGCTTTGCCAACTTCTGCTCCGTGTGCTTTAACAAAATCATCCTCTTTCATTGACCCAATCAAATATCTGTGAAGATCCGTGTAAACTTTATCTATACCTTCTTTTCCTTTGCCAAACAGTTTAGACGCCTTAACCGTTTTCTTTGCGGCTTTTTCAAAAGCAATAAACTTTTTGGCCGCTTCACGAGTAGTTGAGGCAACAACCCCCTTTACATCTTCTACTCCTTCGTAAAGTTCTCGAGGCATTAGTCCTGCGGAGGTAAAGTATTTTTGAAGTGCACCGCCTGATAATTTGTTTCCAAGTTTATCAAACCCTGAAGTGATAAGACGTGCTGCTTGTGGAACACCAGGGACATATGCGGGGGCTCTAGCTACGGCACCAATGACAGGAAAAGCTGTTTCTACTGCGGCACCTGCGGCTACACCCTCAACTCCAAAACGAAACTTATTGCGAAGCCGACGAAACCCTTCTTCGGATCCAGAAAGCCCTACGTCCTCTTCTGTTTTTAAAAAATCTGGAAGTGCATCAAAACTATCGGACACGGTATTAAACGTAGTAGGTGCAACAAACACATCCGCTGCACCAGTAGCTAAAGAAGTAGATGCAGCTAGTTTAAGTCTGTTGCCGAGTAATGCTTTCCCTGTAGTAGAACGACCAAAGGCTTCGGCTGACTTTGCAAACTTACTGGCCCCAGGAATAACCTTTGCTCCTTTAGCTACAGCGTTTGCTCGACCCAACCAACCTACAATAGGAATAGCTACAGAGCCAAAAGTTACAATACCTTCAGCTACTTTTCCTGCTGTTCCAGTAGGCGTTAAATTTAAAGCTTCTTTTGTACCTTCAAAGAACTCGGTAACATCACGACTGGTGTCTGTGTCAAACACAACATCTAAACCCGCAGCACCCAGCTCCGTGATTCCTTGTCCGATGTTAATAACACCCGCCCCAAGTCCTTGACCAATGTCTTGAAACACACCTTTTTCGTTAGGATCTTTAGATTCAGGAGGAACGTATAGGCTAAACGGGTTTTCTTCTGCAACTTCAGGAGGAACGTATAGGCTAAACGGGTTTTCTTCTGCCATCTTTACAATCCATATGCTTTCGGGTCATGCCCCTTTTCTATAAGTTGTTCTTTAATTTTTTCATCAGAAGAACCTGTTTTTTTTGCCTCTTTAATTTGCTCTATTATTTTAGGATCGGCTTCAGCGGTAACAGAAGAGGATTCAGTTGCTGTGTCATTACCTTCTGTTGAATCAAGCAGTCCAACTGCGTAAGCTCGTGCTAAATTTCCTTTTCGCGCTGCATACTGCTCTTGAGTCTCCCCAGGCAATGCATCAGCAGGTGGTTTTCTTCCTCCAAGCACGTCTAGCACGGCTTCACCATACTGTTTAAAAGCATTGTCGTATTGGTTTTGTGCAAATTCGTCTGGGTTCCTAGAATTTCTAAACCCAGACGTTTTTTTCATTTCAGCAATTGTTTCTTGACTTGATAATTGAGCAGCAAGTCTCTTGTCCTTGTTGCGTTCTGAAAGAGCCAACAAAGCAATGTCTTGATCAAGTTTTCTTTCAGCGTCTCGGTCCGCTTTCATCATCTTCGTGCCCTCAAGCATGCCTTGTGCGATGTTAGCTAAGGCACTTGGATCTCGACCTGCGGCTATGGCAAAACCAATCATTGACAAGTTGTGCCACATCTCTTTGGCTTTATCCTTGTCCTTGATACCAAGCATCTCTCTAAACTGTGCTTCATAACTTTTGACATTCTTTTTTGGATCGTCGCTTGGTTCACCTAAAGCGTTTGATATAAAGTCTAAGGTTGTTGCTTCAGGATCACCTGGTGTAACCGATGTATTTTCTACGTTGGAAAGACTTATTGCTCCGTACCCTTCTGCGCCCAATAGTTTTTTTCTAGGATCGTCGGCATCGGGGTCTTTAATTTCTTTCTCAGTTACAAGAATTTCTTTTTCAGTTACAAGAGGTTCTTGTGGACCAACATCTTTTTCAGTTACAAGAGGTTTATTTTTTAAATCCTCTAACTTTTGTCTTTCCTTTTCGCGTTGTCTAAATGTTGTTTTTCTGGGATCCATGTTAAAGACTAAGTCTTCTTGCGATCCTACACGCAAGAACGGCAACGGCGTTGACCCTGTAATTTTTTTGTCTTGCACTTGCTGACTTGCTTCAATAGGAGCCTGCAACATCTCTATTGATTGATCCGACTTTAAAACATTATCTACGGAGGCTTGCTCTGAATCTGTAATAGGAGCCCCGTCCACTCGGTAAGCTGTTCCTGATGTTCGATCATACAAGTACGGCATGTTTCCAACCTGAATTGTTTCAGCTTTTCGCATAGACTCTGGAGTTAAATAATTTTCAAAACTTTCTCTTTCTCCAGGTCCAGGTCTTGGAATAGACCCTCCAGGCATTGCTAATTGTTGATTTGCAAGAGTTTCAGAAAAAAACTCTTGAAGATCTTTTTGTTTTTGGGTTTCAGCCATAGTATTTCGGCCCGTTGTAATGGCATCTCGTAAAGGATTGTTACGCATTGCATCGCCAACAGGGGAAAACAAATTACGCATAAACGTATTGACTGCACTTCCTTCACGCGCTGGAGCACTTTGAGGTAATGAAGAAATACCTGTCTCCTCAGATGGAGCATCTAATGCATTTGGGTTTTTTCCGACCGTGGGCCTTCGTGCTTGTTGATCGATCATTAATTCAGAAGCAAAAGTATCGGATGAAACATTGGGTTGAGATAAGACAGGGGCCGTTTCGACCATTGACGGAGCCATATTAGATTGCGTAGCCACCTCGGGCATAGCAACAAAGTCTTGAGCTACAGCGGCGGCTTGGTTTGGATCACGAAATAATGTCTGTTGATCAAAAGGCAAGCCAGTAGAGGGCCTTATGTCCCGTGGACCAGGGCCCGTAAATCGTACATCCAACTCGTAATTTTCTATTTGCTCGGGAGCAATTTCTCCAATAGCATTGTTAATTAAACTTTCACCATATGCTCGATCACCTCCAGCATATTTTTTAATTAAAGCATCTTTTACTCGATCTTCAAACTCATTAAGTGGCATGTTGTAAAAACGAGAATCTGGATTTGATTTTTTCATTTTCATATATACACGGTAATCAGATATTATTGCCATCTGAAGATCTTTTTCTGTTAGCCCTCTTGACTCATCAAATCCAGTAGTTCTAGATTGCGCTTGAACCACTTCCCTACTGCCATTTGAAAACTTCTGCACTGTGCCCAAGAGTTCAGGGGAGGATGCTATAATCCCACCCATGCCTGCAAGCCTAGCTCGAGCATCTTTGTTCCTAAACAGTTTTCGGTTTTCTACGTTCATAACAAATCCTTACGTTACTGTCCTCGGTACATTCCGTACAATCCAGTCGCTAACCCACCCAACTGAGAAAGGGTGCTTGGCGATGGCTCTGTTCTTTGTGAGTAAGTTGACTGCCCAATCGGCATACCTTGATAGATATCTGAGTAGAAACCCAACTCCTGCATCGGCTGCTGATACTGAGCGTACTGGTTGGCGTACATCGCATCCATCTCTCTTTGTGCTTGGCTCTGCTCTTGCTGACCCATGGCTTGAAGAGTGTTGATGTCGTTGAGGTTGAGACCCTGTGCCGCTTCTCCAAGCTGTGCCTGTTGCATGCCCAGTGAGCCAAGACCTTGACCAACTCCAGCCATCTGACCCGCAGTGCTTAGTCCAAGTTGTCCGTATTGTTGTCCCATCTGTCCGACTTGCTGACCAAGACCAGCCGCTTGCCCTGCGCCTTGCATGCCCATTTGTGCTCCAGCAAGACCCATCTGCCCTGCCTGTTGTGCACCCTGCATGCCCATTCTTGCGCCTGCCATCTGTGCGGCACCCGCTTGTTGAGCCGCTCCCATACCAAGTTGCGTGGCCCGTAATCCTGTGCCAGCACCTGCTTGACCAAGTTGTCCGGTGAGCGAGGCACCTGTTTGCTGACGACCTTTAGCTGCTTCGTATGCAGTTTGTGCTCGTTTGGCTGCACTTTCGTACCCTGCCTGACGTAACCCAGCCGCAGTCTTAGCTTGTTGTTCTAGTATGTTGCGAGAAATTTCACCCTCTGCAATTCCCTGACGTGCTCCGCCAAAGGCTCCAGAGCTAACAGCACTTGCACCAAGTTGCCCCATTTGTTTCTGTCCAGCACGAGCCACGTCAGCCAACGCTGAATCAATAACAGACTGTTCATATGGGTTCATATAGTTAGTAATCGAGGACGGATCGAACTCTGCCGCTGATCCTTGCAGTCCTGCGATGCCCGCTTGAGCCGCGTCCATGCCGTACTGACCAAAACTTCCAGCCTGTTGACCAGCTTGCATAATATTTCTTCCAGAATCAAATCCTGCCTGTTGTCCCAAGCCACCAGCACTTGCAATGCCAAGAGCACCACCTGCGGCAGCTAACTCCCCACGAGCACCCGCCTCTTGGATCTGTGGGATAGCCTGTTGCATTTGTCCCACAGCAAAATCACGGTAGGGTATTGCACCCTGATAGGCACCGCCTGCTAAGTCCCCTGCACCAGCAAGACTTTGCACACCAGAGCCAACAGTGTACGCGCCCTCTTGAAGCATAGGCATATAAGCGCCAACGCCCTGTTGTGCTAACGCGGTTCCTTGTTGCTGGAGCGGTGTTCGTCCTGCAACCTGACGCATCGGCATCTGTAAATCGGCAAGCTGTTGGTCGGTGAGATTACCCGTTCGGCTTCTGTATTGCCGCATCGCCTCGTCAAGAATACCGGTGTAGTTAGGATCAGACGTAGTCTGAAACTTCTTCATATACTCTGGTATGTCCGTAACCTGTGTGTTGGTATACTGTTCGGCCATTACGCTTGCCCTCTCTCAAAATCTCTCATCATGGCATACATGTTTGCAGCTCCTTGTTTTCGGTCACCATTTCCAGCGCCTTTTACCGCCGCCTCTGTCATAACAAACTCGCCATCTGATAGTGCTGCTTCCTGTACAGGAACGCCATCTTGTTTAATCACAGCAGGAATCGAGTCACTGGTCCCTGTTCCTGGTCCCTCTATATATCCACCTTGGGCGAATGGAGTAGTTGGCTGGGGCATTTGTCCCATGGGATAACTAAATCCCATTTTTTGCTCAAACCTTCGATCTTCGGCACTGGCTTCTTCCATAGTGTCAAACGGAGTACCCGTGTGGTAAGAGAAAAACTTCGGTGTTCCTTGGTTTGGTTTGCGCACCATGTCAGAAACTGCGCCTACCGCAGCAAGTCCTCCGTAAAGTTGTCCCGCAGAAAGTCCTCCTGCTATCGCTGGAGTATTTGCTGCTACCGCTGCTGGTGCCGCTGCGCCCAAGACACTTTCTATTCCTGCTGACGTTCCTACGCCTAAACGAGCTAAACCTTTTGTTGCGCTTTGAGCCGCCGCTGTTTTTACAATACTTGGACCGAGGATCTTGGCCCCTAATCCTGCAAACAAAGCATTCTTAATTGCGTCCTTTGGGCTTTCCTTGTCTATAAGCAAAGAACCTAACCCAGAACCGATAGATGAAAACAAAGCGTTACCACCAGGGATTAACAGCCCAGCTATACCTCCAAGTATAGAACCTATGCCCATAGTTTTTCACCTAACAATAACTGAAACCAACGTAACAGAACTTCTTTAAAACTTCTAGTCTTCATGTTGTCACCGTAACTGAACCTACTGCACCTGTTGCAGATGTTCCTAAAAGATTCGGTTGATCGGCTACCGTTATCCTGACAACGCCCATTAAACCCGCAGCGTCTCGGTACTGAAACAGTCCGCCAACCTCTAACCCTTGGTCACTTAAAGGTAAGTCTGTAAGCACGAGCCGTGTGTGACGGCCCTCTCCAGGGTTCTGCATTTGCTCCAAGTAAATGGCAAATGATCGTATTAAGTCTGCCATGTACGATTGATCATACTCGGCAGGGGGATTTGCAAAGAATGGTTTGTTAAGATTACGAGACATTATCTACGTCCATCGCTTCGGATATCAACCCTTGGCGTACCCAACCTCCATCCAACTCCTTCTCCCGTGGTTTCCAACTTCAATGCGAAGGCTCGTCCCCGCAGTCGCAAGTTAACCTGTTGTGTCCACTGCTCAATCGGCGTGGTAGACGTGCGTGTAACCGCTTTGGCCTGTGACTGTAAGTATAAACCTCCAGGGTAGTTTCTAGCAGACAACGTCATAGTTGCCGAAGGTGAGTCCGCAGTCGAATCTCTGAACGTCAAGTCCGGAATCATGCGGTTCATAAAGATAAACTCGTCGCCATCTCCCATGTCCATCTGACTGCTTTCGATGTAGGCTGTGATCGGCGATAGCGGGGTGGTGCTGCCGTCATCAAACCCTGTTTCGTGGTTGTATAAGAAGTGATCAGGAGCCGCGACCAGTGGAAGATCGATGATACCACGGTCCAACCAAGCTGTTCGAGCTAGGTTTCCGTAAGACCAGACGTTCTCCATGTAGTTGTAAACAACGTATCGGTCGTTCTCTTGACTGGAAGAAGACGGGTAAAACCACCAGATCTCTCCAAACGCACTGTTGGTTCCAGCGGTGATCTTGCTTAACTGGAAGATGTTTATATCGTCAAACACATAGTCTCGAACCGTACATGGGAGACGTTTTACCGTACCAGCATAGGCATAGAACTCGTTGCGCCCCATCCAGTAGACTGTGTCTTCTATGTTTACCGCCGCTAGTGGACTGGCAATCGTGATGTTTTCTGACACTACGCTGATACCAAAGGTAAACGGTGGCCCTAAGAACTGCATGGCGTGAAGCGATACATCAGTAAATACAAGGACCTGTTGTTTTGTTTCTATCGCTGCAATGATTTCAGAGCCCGAGCCAATCGTTAGATCACCCGCCGTGTTTGTTGCCGTTGCCGCCCAGTCGTTAGCCGCACCCTGGCTGCTAAACCTAACAAGCAATGGATCCTGAGTTGTAGAGCCCTCTGGGTTACAGCCGAATGCAATGACATGCCGGTCGTTGTCAGACACCAGAACGATTTTTGCCGAGGTAGGTGGACTCTGGGCGTTGGACAAAGAACCGAGGACCACGGCCCGAGAACCAGTGCCCCCGCTTTTGTCCCAGTAATACACGCTTTCGTCCCTTGGGTTGATAACCAAGTCCTCGCCGAAGTTGTCATGGCTCCATACTCGTAGGGTCTGCCCGTCGATAGAAAGGTCAGCAGCCGAGTTCCATGTTCCACGGCCCCAGGAGCCAGCGTTCCACCCGTTGCCGGTGATTGTTGTGTCAAGACCCGTGTTAATCTGATATGCGCCTACCGTAGACGAGCCGCCAGTTCCACTGTCCGAGGTGGTTGAGAACACGAGCGTCGGTTCTAGGCCATTTGTGGTGGTGATATCGGCCATAGTTTGAACAGATCGAGCCTCAATCAAGTAGGTGTTGTCGTCTACAATCGTTATTATCTGGTATTCTTGGTTTAAAACGGCAGCAGTGATGTTGCCACCAAGGGCCGCTGCATCGGTGTATGTTACAAAGTCGTTGTCCAATGCACCATGGTTTGAATCTGTTACCTTAACGGTTGTGCAACCAACTGCGGCACTGTCTGAGTGAGTCGCCGCTGTAGTTCCACTTTGTCCTCGAGCACAGCCGGTCAACGTAGCGGATGATATAGCAGCATAGGTTATTATCTCACTGCCTATTTTTATGCGGCCCGTAGGAGGAAAGCCGGTTGCACTGTTTAAAACAATGGTTTCAGCTTCAGCAGTTATTGCGCCATTAAGAGTGTCCGCACCAGTTAGAAATGTTACATCTCCTGCTGACGTGGTTGCTCGAATAGGGGTGATGTCATAAAAGGCACCACCCTCTAAGAGATAGTATTTTAAATGTGTGCCAACTCCAACGTATTGCGTACCGTCAAGAGCCACCCAAGGGTGTAAAGCACGGCAGGTTCCCAAGTAATTGTTCTCGTTGTTTTTTAGCCAACCGCCAATTTTCTCAGGAAACCCCATGCGAAACCTGACCTTGTCCATATCAAACCAACCGCCTTCATTGCTGTAGGAAGTAACTTCTCGGTTTATACCTGGCTTGAATTGGAGTTTAGTCAGGGGCATTTACTTACTCCGTTTAGTTTACAACGTCTGCTTCCTCTGTATCAGACGCTAACGATGTTGTCAGCATACTTAAACACGCTTGATGACCTATCTGCACCTGACGCAAGTGAGCTTGTGCCGATGCAATCTTTCTTTCCAAGTCAACAACGTCACTCAAGAATACTTTTTGAGTGTCGTTTAAATCATCGTAGTTATGTTCAGTGCCATTGATCGTGACGGTGTTTGTGTTTTTTTTAGCCATCGTGATCTCCTTTCAATTAAATTTATCCTACAAATGTATTAGCGGCAGTAATAGCTTTGTCTATTTCTGTAAAACTTTCACTGCCCCAATCATCAAGTGCCTTCATGTGAACGAGATAGCCATTGCTACGAGCTACACGTTCTTTCTTTTCGTCATGCGTCATGTCATGTCCGAAGTCTGCATCCGTTGCGTCACTACCTTTATTATGTGTAGCGATAACGCTGTTGATTACTGACACACTGCCCAGCATTGCTGAGTGGTCCTGTGCGATTTGATCTGCTTCTCTTGCCATTGTATTTATCCTTCTAGGTTTGCAATGTTAATATTGCCTGAGATTGATATTCTTTCCCCGTCATTGTCGTAAAACGGGAAAACCTGATGAAGCATAGTTGAGGGAAACATAACCATGTAACCTTCTGCCTCTTTCTCCATGTTGTAGGCAAAGGTTGACACCCTGCCCAACGTATTTGTGTAGCTAAATGCAAAGTTAGATATGTGGTTATCTGCATTTGAGTTGGCACAAATAGGAAGTTTCTTCTGCTCTGCATAGGACGTAGGTATCTGCATCCATATCACAAAGCTGTACACGCCACTGTGGTCATGTGGTGGGTTAAACTCATGCTGCTTCTGGAAGTTAACCCAGAGACTTTCCAAGTTCCAACCTTCACCCTCACGCATAGTTTCACGCCAAGGTGCGCCATACGCCTCAATGTGGCTTTGAATAAACGAGGGCAGTAGCTCAGTCACAAACTCCTTGAGCAGGGGTGAGTCACCATCCAGCCTGATAGACGTACTAATGTTACCTGCAAGTTCAGGCTTCATGTCCTCTGGCTCTTCTCTTGCTTCGTTCACAACTTTCCATATGTTGTCCACAACGTCTTCTGGTAGTTGCCCCTCGACAACCCCTACGTTAGGAAAGTTTCTTTGTATTAGGTCCATGTTTAACCTTCTAGCTCTGCAACACGAGCTTCTAGCTCTTGTATTGCTTTGACTAAGATTGGTATGAGCGCAGCTTCCGCAACTTCCTGTGAACCATCTGGTCTTTCATCCCAAAGTTTAAAGCCATCTTTAATACCACTATCTGCATCTATGGCTGTCTTTACTTCTTGTGCTATAAATCCGTGGTTTGTATTAGAGTTTTTAAAGACATCTGTTGAGTCAGCCTTATAAGCTCTAAATGTTTCTGGTAGTTCACCAAGGTTTTTATACTTAAATGTTCGTGGCTTTAAAGCTTTAATAAATGACAAACCCGCTGTAGAATCTACAATGTCTTTTTTGTATCTTTGGTCTGATACAGTTGCCCATGTTACGTTACCGTGTGCTGCCCTAATGTCATCAGTACTTTCTCCAAGCGTTGTATATCCACCATCCCCAATAACATTATATCCAATAACATTTGCAGCGTCTGTGTCAGTAGCAGCAACATCTGCGTAATGACCAATCACTGTATTATATCTACCCGTTTGAAGATTTACTCCATGATTACCTGCTAAGTAACCTATTACTATATTAGCGATGCCCGTTGTTACCTCTTTTGCTGCACCAGATCCTATAGCAATGTTTATGGTTGGACTTGTGGCTTTTTCAAGCGCACGATCCCCCAACGCAACATTGTTAGCTCCCGTCATAAGTGCGCCAGCACCTTTTCCTACTACGGTGTTGTTTGACCCTGCATTACCGCTTGCCATAGCTTCCATACCGATAGCTACGTTATTTATACCATCATCAGTAGCACCTAAAGCATCATGTCCGAGAGCCGTGTTGTGGTATCCTGTTGTAAGAGCATTTCCTGTTTCATGTCCAATTAAGGTGTTATCTGTACCTGTGGTGACTTCACTACCTGCGTTATAACCTACCGCTGTATTACGAGTATTCGTTGCCGTAGTGTAGTTTTGTGAAAATAAAGCTTGGTATCCTACAGCCGTTGATTGAGAACCCATCGTATCACTGCTCAAGGCACTATAACCTACAGCAGTATTCTTATCTGCGTCTGTAAGAGCGTCACCTGCATCACCACCAATGAGGACGTTGAGTGTGCCCGTGGTTACTTGAATACCTGCGCCATAGCCTACGGCTGTATTGTAACTATTTGTAGCGGTTGTAAAGTTTTGATTACCTAAAGCCATACGACCTATTGCAACGGACCTTGAACCTAAAGTATCCGCACCTAATGCGTCTTTTCCTACAGCTACGTTGTAATCAGCATCTGTTAATGCATCCCCTGCTAGCCCACCTATGAGGGTGTTGTGTATGCCTGTGGTGACATCATTACCTGCATTATGTCCTATGGCTGTATTAAGAGTATCAGTAGATGTGGTAAAGTTTTGAGCTTGCAAACAAGCAGTTCCTACCGCAACTGATTTATTACCTTTTGTATCTGCACCTAAAGAACCTAAACCGATTGCCACATTATAATCTGCATCGGTGAGTGCATCTCCTGTAAGGCCACCGACAATGGTATTGCTTATGCCAGTGGTGATTGCTCCTCCTGCTGAACGTCCAACGGCTACGTTGTAAGTATCTGTAGCAGTAGTGAAGTTTTGAGAGTATAAAGCACCAACTCCAACTGCTACAGAGTTACTACCTAATGTGTCAGCAGTTAAAGCATCTGTTCCAATAGCAACATTATAATCTGCATCCGTAAGTGCATCACCTGCTAGACTGCCTATTAGGGTGTTAGACCTGCCAGTTGTGATGTCATTACCTGCGTTATAACCAACGGCTACATTCCAAGTTTCTGTTGCAGTCGTAAAGTTTTGTGTAGCTAAAGTGTACGCACCAATAGCAGTTGATTTACTACCTAGTGTATCAGTAGTTAGGGAATTGCTACCCATCGCTACGTTGTAATCTGCGTCAGTTAAGGCATCACCTGCTATAACGCCAACAAAAACATTTTCAATACCAGTCGTTAGCGCACCTCCCGCACTTTTACCAACTGCTGTATTATAATTACCTGTCAGAAGTGCGTCACCTGCAAGTCCACCGATGAGGGTGTTTTCTACGCCTGTGGTGATTGCTGCTCCTGCTGTATAACCAACGGCAGTATTGTAAGTATCTGTAGTTGTCGTAAAGTTTTGTGCAGTTAAAGCTGCCATACCGATAGCTACGCTTCTGTCACCTTTTGTGTCGGAGCCTAGTGAATTTAAACCCATAGCAACATTACTATTTCCAACAGTTAATGCATCACCTGCTAAAGCACCAATAAGCGTGTTTGAATCGCCCGTGGTGACTGCTGATCCTGCTCTATGACCAACAGCCGTATTAAAGGTATCTGTAGCTGTAGTGAAGTTTTGTGAGCCTAATGCACTTTCACCTATAGCTACAGACTTACTACCCAAAGTATCTGAGGATAAAGCCGCAAACCCAACAGCAATATTAAAGTCAGCATCAGTTAGTGCGTCGCCTGCAAGGCCACCAAGGATGGAGTTTTTTATGCCAGTTGTGACTGCTGCTCCTGCCTCATGCCCTACTGCCACATTGTAACTATCTGTTGCAGTAGTGAAGTTTTGAACACCTAAAGCGGAATAACCTAATGCAGTTGACCTGCTGCCTAATGTATCAGCATCTAACGAGGCGTATCCAATAGCAGTATTTCTAGTTCCTTGTGTTAAAGCACCACCAGAAGACCATCCAACCGTAGTATTATTAATACCTGTATCTAAAGCATCTAAAGCAGCATAACCTATTGCTGTATTAGCATCTCCAGTACTAATCGCAGTACCTGCCTCATCGCCCACAACCACGTTGTAGTTACCGCCAGAGGCTATTGAGTTACCTGCGTTGACGCCAAGGCGTAGGTTGGATGTACCAGAAGTTGTGGAAGAATAATCACCCGTCACGGCCAACGCGCCACCAATTGCTACATCATCCGTAACAGTCAGATCGTCATCAACCAACAAGTCCACCACGTTAAGCGTAGCAAACGCATCAACCATAGCCGCGCCAGAACCACCACCGTTCGAGTAAACTGCCTTGGTTTGTCCCGCTGGAATTGTGACGTTAGCCCCAGACCCTTGAGATATAATAATGTTCTGGGAACCAGAAGTTCCGTTCTCAATAAACCACAACTTGCTGACCGTGTTCGGCCCTATTGTAATTGTACAAGCAGAGTCCAAAGTTCCTGTGTATTTCAAGAACATCGAGCGTCCAGGGTCCGTTGCCCCATCCGCAATTGTAGTTGTGTGCGTGTCAGCGTTTGTTGTTATGGCTTCTGTGCCAAAAGAAAACGCCTCCGCAATGAGTTCTAAGTTTGTGTTAGTGGTATCACCCCAGGTTCCTGACTGTTCGCCGGAACCAATTTCCTCTAACCGTAAGTCATTTACATATGTACTAGCCATTTTTCTATCCTATGCTGCAATGTCCGTCCAAGACGGTGTTTGCGAGGGCGTTACCCCCGAAAAGTTTGGTGTTTGCGAGGGCGTTACCCCCGAAAAGTTTGGTGTTTGCGATGGTATAATCAATCCCCATGGTTGTTGCAATTCACCGATTTCTCCAGTGCCCGCAACGCCCGTAACCGATATGTTGCCTGCACCTGTGATAGTAACGGAGCCAACGGAACCAGTGCCCGCAACTCCCGTAACCGATATGTTTGAATCAGCAGATGCCGTAACTGATCCGACAGAGCCTGTTCCTGCAACTCCCGTAACCGATATGTCGGCCGCACCCGTTACGGTTACACTGTTGATCGAAGCTGTCATCGTTACCATCGTATTGGTGGTAAAGAAACTTCCTAAAGCCGATGTGCCCGCAACTCCCGTAACCGAAAGGTTTGAATCAGCAGTAACTGTGGTTGAACCAACTGCACTTGTGCCCGCAACTCCCGTAACCGAAAGGTTTGAATCAGCAGTAACTGACACAGATCCAATTGCGCTGGTTCCTGCAACTCCCGTAACCGAAAGGTTTGAATCAGCAGTAACTGTGGTTGCACCCACAGATCCAGCAGCGCCAGGAAGCGCAACCTCTGAGTTCCACGCGCCTTCGTTCCACCCTCTGGTAGAGCTATTCCACCCATGAAGTGCAACGATGGCGTCAGACATTAGGCTATCCGGATAATAGCGTTAGACGCATCCGCTGTTGGAAAGACAATCGTAAAGTCCCCAGAACTGGCTGCTTTGTCAGCGCCAAAATCCAACACGCAAACCGAAGGATCACCAGAGGCAGAGTCGTTAAAGATCAACGCTCCTCGAACTGATGAAATCGTTACGTTTGAAAACACCTCATCCGCAAAGTCTACAAGAGCGGTAGTGCTGCTTGCCACAGGAGTTACAGGGTTTAACGCCTGACCCTTCGCAGTGTAGTTAGTACCACTGATCTCGTTGCTCGAGGTGTATGCAGTAGTTGCCGCAGTAAAACTAGCACTGTTGTCATACAGTGCGATGTTAAACGTGTTGCCACCACTTGAGGTGAAGTTGTGAACCCCCTTCATCAGTTCTACTTTGAACGAGGTACATAAGAAGTTGCCACTAAAAGCCATTTACATTTTCCTTATATATTCGGCCAACTCTAGCTGACCAGCATCTTTAATTGCATTATATACCGTAGTTCTATCGCTTTGGATAGCCTGTCGCATATATATTGCGATAGTCTTCTCCAAGGCGTTCCGGTACTCTCTAGCCTGGTCCCGAATTGCAGGAGGTGCATTTTCAGAAATCCCAACTATTTTATTCACACAGCGTTGAGCAACTTCTTCGGGCGTAGACCCTCGGCCATTGGTCGTAGCAACTTCAACCTTGAAGTCATTAGACATTGTGACCGGAAAAGACATGTTGTTCATACGTTAATCTCCTTACGTCTTTTTACGAATAATCTGTCCAGTGCGATACTGATCCGTAACCTCTTGAGCTTCGCCTAGATTCTTTAAACGACCAACTGATTCAGCAAACCTCTGAGAGTACATCTGCATCATCTGAGGATCACCCTTCATATACAAGTATGCCTCACTTAAACTACCAAAGAGTAATGCCATCTCGGCATTCTCACTTAGCCAAGTCAGTGTAGTGTCCGCCCCAATTGCCGAAACCACTCCCGTTGCCCCACTTGGGCTGGCGGTTACCGTTTCGCCCACGGTGTAGTTACTGCTTGGTATAACCACAACTATAGACGTTGAACTTGGAACAGAATCTACGTCACTGCTTTCACCACTTGTTCCACCCGTAATTGTGTCACTGGCAGTAAATGTTCCGGTCACACTTGTTAACGTCAAAGTGTATGTGCTTTGTGTTAGACTCTGAGGTCTATAAAAATAATGGAGTTCTGTAACATAACTGCTGTTTGGCGTAGGTCCTAAGATGAAGTTATCTAAGTCATAAGCCGCATAGTATCTGGGAGCTCCAGTCGTAGCTACGTTAGGAGTATACGTTTGAACAAAGTCCGTGTCCTTGTATTCTACAAAGGTAGTGTTGCTACTACTGTTGGTAAACGACAATGAAAACGGTGCTAGAAAGTCAGAAGGCATTGCTAAATACTGATTAGAAGATGTCATAGACCCAGACACGTTTTTCTTAAAAAGATTAAGTTGCACGTTCTTTAGAATACGCTCCTCAGTAAGACGGATAAACAAAGGAAGATTTGTAAGAAAAGACGTTTCGTTATTTTCAGTGTAGTCTTCTATAGCTGTCTTTAACTGCGTGTATGTAAAACTCATGTTGTCACCGTCACTTCGCCTACCGACCCAGTAGCTACCAAGTTGTTAGGGGGGTTAATTCCATTGTCCGTTGGACCTCCAACAGGGTTCCAACCGTATTGTATGTTTCTTTCTTCTGGAAGGTTGGGCTCGGGTCTTGGGTTGCGTAACGCCTGTGGATCTGGACCTATGCGTATAGGAAACAACTGAGGGTGCTTGGGCTCAAACTCATCTGGACCAACTAAAGCACCAGTCCACTCCTTCTTCATATCCTTCAAACGGTATCTAAACCCAGAACGATCCGATATTCCCCATGCTTTGTTTCCAGATGCAAACGCCATTACAACCTCAAATATTGAATGCTAGGCTGCAACTTTAACGGAACTCGATCTTCGTCCTCGTCTGCGGCACGTTGGAACTCCTCTTCGTAAACAACCTTTAACAGTTGAAGACGCTCGGGAGCTCGTTTCATTGCAAGATAATACGCCAAGCCTGCAACCATACAAGGATAAAACCTAAATGGCATATCTGTAGTATTGACCAGCGTATCTGCATCATCAATCCGTTGCAGGTAGTAGTAAACTATTTGATCTGTAGAGTTCTCAGGGACTGCCCAAAGGTTAATAACAGGAGCAATCTGACGATTAAACCAAAACTGGCTTGGCCTTCCCTGCGTTGTTTTACTGGGCAAGGTGGCATAATCACCACGACTAATCCGATCCATATCATAATCTGTGCCGTCTCTGCGAAGCACCACCTCTAAGATATCAACCACATCCGCAAGCAATGTCTCCGTTGCCTGACCTTGAGTTAAGGTTATCGTGCCTTGCTGCACGGTCCACATGTTAAGCCCACGGTTAGCCCACTCTGCAAACATCAGGTTCAAAGAACGTCGAGCAGTACGAGCGTCATAACCTGTACGAACCTCTAAGCCGCACCGCTCAAACGCTTCCTCGATGATCTCACCAACGTCGAGATTAAAGTCTCTTGAATCTGATGTTGTCATTAGTAGTTCCTCGTTTTACGCTTTGCGGCAGACACTCTACGGGGCTTGCCAGCGGGTTGACCAAGTTTATTCTTCTCGCGTATCTTACTACGTTTTTCTGACTTTGTCATTTCTTTCGATGTCTTAGGTGTTTTTGAACTCACCCTCTTACTCGGACGGCAGTAAGGAGTACCTCTTTTTTCCCCCTTCTTGCGTCCACAAGGCTTGCCCGTTTTAACATCGACCCAGTCCTCTTTGAACCAACGCTTGAGAGCCGCACCTTTTTTTGTTTTACGAACAGCCATCAGAAAGTTCTTGTTTCTTTGCGTCTGTTTTCTGCAACCTCGCCACAGCCAAAGGCAATAAACCCTCCCTCACGAAGTTTCTTTTTAACCTTGCGTTTGCGTTTCTTAGAAGATTCTCCCCAATTTGACGCGCCCACCTTTCGACATTTTGCTATTGCTCCCGAGGCGTAGGCGCTTGGGAACACCTTGTACCTGGCTTTGACTTTCTTGTAACAAGCGTCTTTGGGCATTAGTTTGTCTCCTTGTTGGAGGCGTGGATATTTGTTTCGACATCTGTGATCGAGATAGAGTCATACTTCGCCTTCCGTATTAAAAAGTCTTGCCACATAGGTTTTATCATAGCGTGGTTTTCTTCAACCTTGTATGTCACCAAGGATAGATTGGCATTCATCTGGTAAAGCTGTAACGCCCCCCAGCTAACTAAACCAAGTACAATAAAAGAAACTGTTTGATGTATGTCCAATCTCATTGCATCACCATTTACTACAGGACCAGTAACGAGCGGAAAGCTTGTCCAGTTTCTTTGTATCGCACCCATGCCTCGCACGAAATGACTTACGGCGTTTTGGGTTGGACTTCTTAATAGTCATATTGGCATCGCCAAAACGAACTATCTTTTCTTTACCCTTGGCACACGCTTTTACAACAAACTTTTTGCCCCCAGACTTTTGTCTTTTGGGGCTGTTGCACTTCATTTTGGACTTGTCGATCTTAGCCATTGTACGCCGTCCTAGTTTTAAGCGTGGTAGAACATCATTAGGTCCATAGTTCCTACGATAAAGGTAACATACGCGCCGTCTTTAAACAAAATGCCTTCATCAGGAAACCCACGGGCACCGTCTGATTGACTATCTGTACCAATCGAGCGAAACTGTATGAGCTCTGTACCCGTGGCACCTCCGTCTCTAAGGTTAGCTTTGCCTGCTGATCCACCGGATACAAAAGAAAATCCTTGTAATCGAGTGCGCCCTGCAAAAATAACACCTAAAGCATTGTTGTTAATTCCAGCAGATACGTTTCCTGCTGGGTTGCCAACTGCGGTTATGCTTGTAATTGTTTTAAAATAACCTGAACTTGTCGCTGTTCCACTGTTAGCACCAGTTACCGATTCAGTTAAAGCTGCACCATTTACATCAGTACCAACAACAGTAAATGATTTTGAAGAATCATCTCCCGCAGACAAAATTGTTACTTGTCTACCTGAAGCGTTAGTTACACTTCCACCATCAGCTAAGGCACCGCCAATTGTTAAAGCCGCGTTGTTGCCAACAGCGGCGGCAGTGGAAATACCGTCTGCATCCAAAGCCACCTCATCGCTGATGATGACTGGGGTTACGTCTGAGCCTGCCATATTAATCTCCTATAAAATATAGGTGGGGAGTTAACCCCACCAAATTAATAATTACGCAATCTGGACGTACTCAATGATGAATGTGAACGATCCTGCTGTTGTAGCATCAACGGTATTTGTAATGTTGCAGTAAATAGTTCTTTCGGTGTCTGTATACTGAACAGAGGCTGGCGCTGTTGTGCCATCCTGTGTCTGAAGAACTAATGCAGTTACCGTTACGTTATGCTCAACAACAGTTGTACCGCCGTCTAAAATCTCATCAGTCTGAGCCGCAACAATCTGCGCACCAGAGGAAGACGTGCCAACTTCGTAACCAATATCACCTTCTCCGATAACAGGAGATGTGTCACAAAATATTTTAATGTCAGTGATAATTGTGTTTGCGGGCTGTGTAAACTCACCAATTGTAGGGCTATCACCCGCAGTTGTGTTTACCGTAACGCCAGTAGCGAAACCAACATGCTTCACATACTTGTTAGTGACAATGCCTGTTGAAGCTGTGCTTGCTACAGTTGTAACTGCACCTGTGGTGGCATTTGTAGAAATTACTTGAAAGCCGTTTTGCGAACGTACTGGTCCGCTAAATGTAGAATTACCCATGAGAATCTCCTGTCAGGGTTAAGTCAGTTGCCCAATGCAACTGTCAGGGATACTAAAACAATATATCATATTTAAACAAAAAGAAAGAGGCGATCCGAAGACCGCCTCCAACTTAAATAGATTCTTCCGATAGGGTGGCTAAAGGTTGAATCTAGGTAACTTATGCGCCTGGTGAACCAAACACACAACGTGGGTCGCTAAAGCCAAAGCTATAACGCTCACGAGCTTTAAAGCGCATGTTTCCTGTGTCGAAGTCAGCTTCCATGTTAGTGGAAAGCGGAGTCCGCTCAAAGTGAACAAAACCACGAGGCGCATCAGTTTTGATAAAGAACGCATCTGGATCAGTAAGGAAGTCATTGACGGCATAGCCTTCAGGTAACATCCCCATTGAACGCATTGCGTTAGTATCGTTGTCTGATGTGCCAGGGCGAAGGTTAGAAACCATCAAACGCTCTGCAACGAATTGCAGTTGACGAGGGATCATCAACTTCATGCCACGAAGAGCAACCTTTAGACCACGCTCATCAACAAAACCAGCGATGTTAATCAAAGCATCTTCAAGAGATGTTTCGTTTAAATCAGCAGCAGTTGATGGTTCGTTAGCCAAAGTTCCACCGTTTGTAAGCGGGTGTGAAAGGTCACAAAGTGCAACCCCGTCTCCGCCAGCAGAAGCACCCGCAGTGAACGCATTGTTCAATACAGCGGCAGCTTTAACCTGCTTAGAGTGGGCCATTGAACGTGCGAGGGCGCGTGTGTAACGACTGCCGAGGCGGTCATACAAGTTGTCCTCGATTGCTTCCTCAGTAATTGAGAATGCAAGCGCAACGGTTTCGTGGTTGTAACGAGCTGTGTAAGCTTCGTTAGCATCGTCAAAATTAACGGCTGAACCTTCTGACTTAGTAGGAGCCGCACCAAATCCGGATAACATGACCTCTTCTTCAAATGCACGATCTGAAGATTCTGTTGTGTATATTTCCGCATGTTGGTTTTCGTAACGATCATACTCCATTCCAAACAAAGCGTTCAGGCCGGGTTCTAGCTCTTTCGCTAGTTGTGCGCGAGAAATAGCCATAATCTATACCCTCCTTATACGCCGGTCGTAGAAACAGTTGCCGCTGCAATGGAACCAGTAGGCGCATTGAAGTGGTTGTTTATACGAACGATTAGTGGAATACCAGCAGCAGTGAAATCAGAATTGTCTGGATCATCTTGGATGCCCATAATTCTTAATGCCAATGTGTTGGTGGTTGCGACTGTATTCAAATCCGCTGAAGCAGAAGAAATACCAGTAGTTGTAGAACCACTGTTACCCGTAGCAAAAGCAATGTTTGCGAATACAGATGTACGAACTTCCGCTTCAGTGTTCTGTCCTGCAACAACATTAGATGTTGCAATCGTAAACAATTGATTTGGGTCGTCGTACAGAAAAGCTTTGACCGGATAATTAGAATCCGCGCCAGAACCAGGCCAGTAGTTAGAGTAGATAGTTTCACCAGTAGTAGATGAGACATACTCACAACCGCCAAACACACCCACGATAGAGACGTTACCACCAGCCGCAGCTTGTAGATCGTCAATAACGCCCGCAGCTAACGGAATTACCGCCATGCCTTGGAAGATTGGGTTACTGTTGTCGGATGCAATTCGATACTCAGTCATACCGGTAGAATTGGTCGATTGACCAATTTTCCCAATGGGGCGTAGCCCAAAGGATCCGTTAGAATTTGCCATAATAGCACCTCAAAAGTTACTCGGAGTCCCTTCGTGAGCCTCCGAAAGATACACGACTTTGCCTGTTATTACTAATAGGCATCGAAGGATGTTGGTCCTTCATTAGGTCCTGATCAACAGCTACCATTTGTTCGCGGGTCCGGTTCCCGTAATACGCGGATCGTTCTTGGGCGGTTTCTACAGGTATGCGACACAGCATCAGCCCACCTTGTCCGATAACTCCTTCATATCGACCTTCGTCAATAGTGGGAGCTTCATAGTCTGGATACTCGTCCTTACGAACGGGTTCCCATCCTTCGCGCAGCTTGGTGTTGACGTTCATCTTGTCTTCTTCACCACGCATTGCAACTCGAATCCAACGATGCACATAGCCCGCAGGGGCTTCAGGTGCTTCAAGGCGGCTGGGCGGAGCCCATGGTTTACGGCGCGTTTGTGTTTCGCGAGTTTCGCTTTCACGAGATTTTCTGTCAGTCATATCATTACTCCTTCACATATTTTGCATATTCTTCAAGCGGTACGTTCAGACGTTTCGCCATCGCAATTTGTGATGGTGACAGTTTCACCGACCTGCGCCCTGTTTTTGCTGTACTGCGGGTAGCTGAAGCGCCAGCAGGTGCGACCTGTGCTCCGCCCGATTTCTTCGCTTGAAACTTGTGTGGAAATTCCACACGCATCCTGCGATCAACTTCAGTATAGTATTCTTCTGCGCTCGGGTCAATTCCTTCTTCTTCAACCAGTTTGCGATGAATACCAAATGCAGCATAGGTCATTACCTCGTCGCTGCCAAACCATTCATTTTTTTCTGCCCAAGCCTCGGCTTTAGGATCCGGTTTTGGGGCAGGAGCTTGTTGCTGTGCTGCTTGTTGTGGCGCAGGCTGGCCTTGTGCTTGACCCTGCTCGACCTCAACTTGTTCTGAACGCTGCTTTGCTATTCGCAAACGCTCTTGTTCAATAGACATTTTTGACATGGCCTCTTGGGCTTCCATCATTTTGTCTGCATCACCAGCCTCGTAAGCCTCTTTGTACAACCGTTTTGCATTTATAACTTCGCTATCCAAACGTGTACCATATTCGGTTAGATACCCTTTGTCTAAATTTTGCATTCGGTTTTTAAGTTGTTGGTTTTCACCTAAGAGTTGTTGCGCCATCCGAACAGCTTCCTCACGGTCACGTTCTTCTTTGCGATACTTCTCCGTTAGCTTCTTAATCCTGTTCTGGACTTTGGTGCTATAGGTTTCTAACTCATCTTCAGTTGTTTCAGCCTCTGTGGTTTCAACGGGTGCAGGTTCCTCCTCTTTAACCTCCTCCGTAACAACTGGTATCTCAGTTTTAGAGGACTCTTCCTCCTTAACCTCAATTTCAACTTCGACGCCCTCGTCTTCAAGGACTTCTTGCTCTAGTTTTTCTTCAGCCATCTGTTCCTCCTAAACTTGCTTGATGTCATCAGGCTCAAGAATAGTAGCGATAACTTCGTCATCATTAATGATACGAACCTCCCCGCCATCAATTCTAAAACGTGATCCTGAATATCTACCAATGCAAACCCACTGACCTTCCGCGCACCAAGGTGCTGCGTCCTGTCCAAACTTGTCTGGGTCTTTATATGCCAAAGGCCCAAGCTTTAAAACGTAAGCTACAACAGTAGCCACGGCCTCACGAGCTCGAATCTCATCTGGGATATGTAAACCGCCCTGCGTCTTGGATGCACCTTTGTAAGGCATCACCAATAAACGCCAGCCCGTAGGCTGCGGCAGTCGTTCCAAAAGGGGTTTATCTAGTAAAGAAGGATCTAAAACCTTCTCGGTGGCGTCAACATACGCGCTATGTACATCAGACGAGTCAGCCGAAGCCTTCTCTTTGTCTTTGTTCATTTTCTGCGCAACGTGATCAGGAAGATATAAGGTCTTCGACATCGTCTGCGTTTCTCTCCAGCAGGGCTTTTATTTCCTCACGGGCGTAGGCCAGGCCCCGTATCTCACCTACCATGAGTTTGTAATGCTCCCAATCTTTAGCAACATCATTAGCAAGAGCACTTGCAATATCTTGTTCGCGCTCTCGTAGTAGCTTATACATATATGCCGAGAAGTCTACAAGGTCCATTAAAGATTATCCTCCACCTCTTCTTCAGAACTGTCGTTATAAAGATTATCAAAGACCCTGTTTACATCGAGGGTATAGTCTAAATCAGACTTTGAGTAATGAATATGCTGAGAAGGTCTGAAGTCTGGTGCGCCTTCTCCAGTGTTAAACCAAGCAGGATGCGTAACTCTTACTCTGTTGTTTGGTAAAGCAACAATGTTACCAGTATATCGACCGGCATCAAGCAGTTCTAAAACGTGACTTTGCTTGTGTTGTGCAGGATCATCTGCAATCTCGCTATCTGTATAGTCCACAGTAAACAAGTATTTAGCAGGGTAGAACTCACTTTCTACCTTCGCCATCCAAGGACAAGGTGTGGTTCGATCCATCTGATATACAGCATGTGTACGAGACGAGCAGTCCCAAGGTTGTGCCGCATGAACAGGCATAGGCTCGGGCCACTCCTCAAACGGAGTATCCCCTACCAACGCTGTAATGGGCATTCGAGCCCACATTGCTCCGCCGTGGACATTGGGCGTACCCTCGATGTCCGCTTCGCAGCCAGTAAAAATCACCTGAAAACTCAGGCATCTGTTCGGCATGGTGGTGACGCCAATCGCCATCGCATGTAAAAACTCTCCGTGGTACGCAGTATGGTTGTGTGTGTACTCACGCCGCACCCAGCACTTAAAGTGCGGGATGTTACTTTGTAAAAAAGCCATTAATAGGTTATGATAGGTTTTCCTGAAGACCGAGCCGCACCGAAACCTGCACCACCCATAGCTTGTCCCTTGGAATTAACCTTACCACCCATCGCATAACCCTTGGACTTAACTTTACCACCCATCGCCATACCTTTAGCTTTTACTTTGCCGCCCATGGCGTAACCCTTGGACTTAACTTTGCCGCCCATAGCCATGCCTTTGGACTTAACCTTACCGCCCATAGCCATGCCTTTGGATTTTTTGTTCATCATTTCAAAATCTCCTTTGTCAATTTTGTTATTCTTATTTAAATCAAGTTCAGCTTGATCCCCTACAAGACCACCATCTTTGAAGTCTTGCTCGGGAGATCTAAGTTTTCCTTCAGAGTCATAGTAAGCAACACCAGGGGGCCGTCCATAGTTTAATGCTTCAATGACCGCTTTATCAATATCAGACATTTTTTTCTTTGGCCGTCTCTTTGGCCGTAATGATCTTTCAGGGGCACTCATGTCATTTCTCCTATATCATAAGTTCAAAATGTGGGCCGTCAATAAAAGGTCTACGGCTTTGAGTTCTTCTTGTGTCGATGTAACTGTTCATAGCATCTTCCATTGTGCCATCAAAGTAAGCAATATTTGGCACTGTCCATGCAGCACCCCAACGAACAGGAACGTCTACCTCACGGGCTGCTTCAGCCATAGCGTCTGCTATGTCATCATACAAGTTTAATTCCCAAGAGGACCTTGAACCTATATATGCCATCAGATCTACAGCGTGGCCTAGAAGATGTTTTGACTTCATGGTTTTAGATGCACCCTTTGCAACTAATTCCTCTTGTTCTTTGGAAGTTCTCATTCCGCAGATGACGCCAAAGTCTATTTTAGATTTATGAATTGCTGACTTAACTACAGCAACCATGCGCTCATCTACTCCGATTAGTCTGTCAAGACTACGCTTGGATAATTTAAATGTCATTTTGTTTTTCCCTTGTGATACAAAACTCCAAACAGTTTGTATTTAATTTTGTAATATAGGTTTACCAACATTTTCATAACTTAACCTCCAAACAAGCTACAGCAATTCCATTATGAGTTACCATAATCTCTGCACGTTTTCTATTCTTTTCGCATTCAACACTGGTTTCGTATACAGCTAACTGAAAATGATCTACCGGTTGTCCCGATATTAACTGCATCCAGACCAGCACCCACATCAACTGGAGAACTTCTTTTTCAACCACAGAACAATTGCAAACACCACAAGACCATAGACTGTAGCTACGGTAACATCGACTAAATGTTCACGCATGTGATAGATAAACTCGATGCCAGCTTCAACATCACTCCCACCCCCTGTACCAATGTTGATTGTTTTAGTTCCTATTGAGCCTACTGTCTGGCTCATCTCAATGTCGTTCTCCATAAGACTTTATTTTTTTTTCTTGCGGGTCTTAGGTTTGTTTTTAGACCCTTTGGGTCGTCCACGTTTGGTTGGTGCCTTTTTTACAGGCGAAGGTACAACTGCAACAGGTGTTTCTTTCTCTTCTTCAGAATCTCCCATCAAGAGATTCCACCAATAAGCTCGTGAAAACCATTTCATTTTGTTAATCCTTTTGCTTTTTCTACAGTTCTTAGCCCGCCAATTCCGAGCATGCCTCCCAAAACTGTAAGAAGTGTGCCCATATCAAACTCAGGTAAATCAGGTAGATCTACCCCCGAGGCGGTTAAAACGAAGACTAACAGGGGTTGAAGCACGAAGTGATATCCAAACGCAATTGCACATGTCCATCCTACCGCTGGCCTCCATCCTCCCTTGAACAAGCTACCAGAAGCCGCTTCAGCCTTGTTAATCTCTAACTGAGCAAGCAGACTTTGCTGGGCATATTTGTCGCTCATGGTAGCTATTTCGTGAGCCAAGGCCGCTTTCTGGTCTTTGTCCTCGACAAACTTATCTAAGATACCTGAAACGGGACCAATAAGACTAGATATTATACTCATTTCTCTAGCTCCCTATTATCGTAGCTTATAGACGCTTTCTTCTTATCCGCATTTGCAGAGTACGCATTGAAGCCCATGTAAGCAGCAACAACGCCAGAAGCCGCAATAACATATACGCTTGCAATATCTGTGATTAACGATGCAGCCTGATCGAAGCCAAGAACAGAAGCAAAAAGAATGATGAATGGATAGATCAACATGCCAGCTAAAGCAAAACCCGTAAACCTCCGCTCTGCATTACGTTTTAAATCTTGGTCATGTATCTCAAGCCTTCGGTCCTCGAGCGCAAGTAAGTTCCATTCGCTGCGCTCAATGGTTGAGTTATTGTTTAGATCTGCCTTGTCGAACTCTGTCATTCTTTAATCTCCAATCCAACGCCGCTTTCGCCGCAATCTTTTTGTTTGAGGTAATTATGACTATTTTATTGTTTTTGTCTATAACCACCCATTTGTTCTTATATTCTTCAATTACCACTTTCCCTGTTTTGCACCTATAAAATACAAAACTATGCCAAGAATACCTAACCCAATCGCAAGCAATACCGTAACCACTACGGCGTTAATGCAGTTGTCAATAAACTCTTTCTTTTTGTAAACCAGTTCCCTCTGGCGCTTTCTTTGTTCTGCTTCCAAAGTTACAATTTCCTTCCAAGCTGATGGACCATACACAAAACTAACGTATTCACGTAAGTCCTCACGCATTTGAGACATCTTTTTCTTTTGAGTCCAAATCTCTAAAGCCGTAGCCTCAGTATTAGAAAATAACTTGTGATACAGAGAAGGGTTTGCTGCCCGTTTTTCAAGGAAATCCATGTCACTTGAGGCTTTGGCAAACTGTGAAATCGTACCCGCAAAGCTCGAAATCTCCTTGCCTACCTCACACGCTTTCTTGATACCCTTATAGGCCGCTGTTGCGGTTGCAATAGCTGAAACGGGATCGATCATGGCTAAACAAGCCCCTAAAGTTTTTAGTTGTCCCCCGTCTTAATCAACTTTCTTCTCTGTGGCTTGACGCTGAACGTCAATGCGTTCTCGGTTCACGTCACTCCGATCATCCGCAATCTGCTCTTGAAGTTCCAATCGAGCAGCATCTGTGACGGCACGTTGCTCAATCTTCATGCCCTCAAGTTCTAATTTGGCTTGGTCAAGCGCCAGCTTGTGCTCGGCCTCCGCCTCTTTAATCGCAAGTTCCTGCATGCGAATGTCAACCAATGGATCTTTCTCATCAGCCTCACTCTTCGCAGAAAGCATCGGTACAAGTTCTTTAGTTAGTTCAGCTTCAATCTGAGCAACTCGAGCCTCAATCTGCTCTGGAGTAAACTGTTGTGGCGGAGCCTGCTGTTGCATCTGCTGTGCCGCCATCTGTTGGGCACTCGCAGGATTAATCGCACCTGCCTGCACCATAAGCTGTAGCTGTTGGTTCTGCTGTTGCATCGCCGTTTCTTGCTGCATCATGTTCTCTTCGCCCAAAGCTTGGATCTCTGCATCAACCATCTCACGGGCCTTCATGCTAATGTGCTGGAAGATGTGAGAGAACACAGCCGCTAACACAGGTGGCGCAGTCTGTAGAACCGATAGATCCAGTAGAGATAAGTGCGCTTGAATGTGTGCATCATGGTCCTGTTCAGGAGATGCCTGCGGAGTCTGCCCATTGATCATCGAACCATTCTCCACGGCTGGATCTTGAGGCGGTGGAGGTGGAGGTGGCGGAGGCAATATCTCGTCTATGTTTTGCACCTCTAACGCCTGATACATCCTACGATAAGCCGCATGCAGATTGTGCATTTGCGGATTGGACTGGGCCAGTTGAAGTTGAGTCTGGGCCAGTGTTACGCGCTGTGCCATCGAAAAGATGTTCGGATCTGAGACGGGGAGGACGTCGATCCTGGCGTCAAAGTCTTCAACCTTAACTTGCTGCGGTGCACCCATTACTTCGTAAGGATACATCGGTGGTAGGTTTTCGGCGAAGATACGCGCCAGTAACCGGAACTCAGTCTTCTGAGCGTAGTGCAACCGTTTGTGAATCGCAGACATGACCTTCATGCCGCGCTCCAACATAGCAACCGTAGTACCTACAGGAGTCTCTTGCCCCATGTCTGATATAGATTGATCCGCTAATGCAATGAACCTACGCCCATCGTTGACCAATCCACCAAGCATTTGTGCCAATGTACCTGAAGGCTCCTTGTAGGGCAAAGGTACAATAGCGTCCCTGATGCTCCCACCTGGCGCGTCAATGTCTCTCCACTCCCCAGGCTGTAGCGGCTCATCAGAGTTGCGTACACGCACTCCACGGGCCTTAAAGCCAGCGGGGAGGTTCGCGAGGGTTCCAGCGTCGATTAGCTGTCGTAGGAGGCTTGTAGCGGCTCTGCCGAGACCACCAATCATGTGGATCAATCCAAAGCCGTAGAACCCCAGACCTGGAGTAAATTTATAGTGCACAAAGTACGGACGCTTCCGACGAAGCGGATCATCCATGGAATAGTTTCTGCGGATAGAAAGTATCTGTCCCGAGGTGTGGTCAATCGTGACAATGTACGGAAGACGAATGCCAGTAGGCTCCCCCGTTGCCATGTCTATGTCCTCAAACCCCTCGATGTCCAAATCAGCGTGGATCTCAAGAATCGTAAGAACATCCTCGCTGTAGTTCTTCGACAAGCCCTCAAGCTCGTTAACCTTCTGGCGAACAGGATCTTCCTCAATATCGTCCGAACTCTTTAGATCAACATCGCGGTACATGCCCGCAACCTGCATCTTGCGAACCTCGTTCTCGTCCATCCGTAACACATGCGTTACCCGATTGGCCGTAGTAAGATCAGACGCCGAATACGGAACAACCAAGTCCTGTGCCGGTATGAACTTAGATACCGCACGTTGACGAGTCGGATCGTAGTATACCTTCTTGAATGTCGAACCACTCAACGGGAGGTAATACAGAAGTTGATCCATATCTGGATCGTACTCTTCCATAACTTCCGTAATCTGGTAGTTCATAAAATCTTTTACGCGGCCAGCCTGTGCCTCCCGCTCTGGAGTCTTGGCCCCCAGTACACCCGTCTTAACCGGTCCACCTGATGGCAAAAGCTCCTTATACGCCTGCGCTTGGAACTGCGTAACGCTCTCCGCAACCAGCGGATGCGTGATTCCAGATGCACCCTCAAACGGAGTTGTGCGCTCGTCCATCTTAATTCCAAGTAAATCTAAGCCCTTGACATACGCTTCTTCCCACTCGGATCGTGATTCTAGGTCCTCGTCGTAAAGTCCACGCAACTCGGTAGATAACTCCCCAAGGGCCCCATTGTCCAAAAACTCTGCTAGATTAGCATCAAACGGAATCAATTCCTCTTGAGCCATCATCTCTTGTTGCAGATCCATGGGCTGTATCAAAGCTCCACCCATCCCATCATCAATGACCTCGGCTCCCCCAGGAAACTCTATCGGTGCGTCAATTGAAATTTCTACATCAGGGAGACCCATTGTATCATCAAGGTCTAAACCTGGTGCAACCATGTTTGGTGGTAGTGCCATCAGTAATATTCCCTCTTCTTGGGTCGCCAATCATCATCAAGGTCCTCTTCTCCTGCCAGAGAAATAAACCCGCCCCTGCGAAAACGCATCAGTGCTAATGTCATACTATCACAAAAGTCGTCGTTGTCACCATTAGGAAACGAAACTACTTCCTCAATTACATCATCAGCGAAAGACTTGTCTTCCGGTGCCCATACCATACCCGCTTCAAACAACGGTGCAACCATGTGCATTCGCGTTATCTTATCAGTTCCTTTGCCTGGTGAGAAGCCCAATGCTGGAATACCACGAAGCCGCAACTCGTCAATGAGTGGCGTACCTGTCGCTTTTGCCTCAACCAACACCATATCTGGCTCCCAATACTCGTATTCCTCAAAGGCAACCTCCTTTAATTCAGGAAAATTCCACCTTCCGCGCTGGGCATCCAACAAAACAACGTGGTCCGCGCCCCCTTCTTCAGGCTCAAACACCCCCCAAGTCGTAATCGCAGAGTAGTCAGCCGTTTGTTTCTTGGAAAACGCCGTATCATAAGACTGAAGTATGTATTTAAGTGGAGGGATCTTGGGTTTGTCCCACATCTTCCACCAATCGCGCTTGATTATCGCAGATTCCGAGGATGTAGGCTCTTGTTGCCACTGCGCGTTCCACTTACTGGCAGGCAAGGACGCCTTAATCGATAATAATGCGTCTTTTTCCCAGAACTCAGGCCATAATGGCTTGTCACTGGGCAAAATCGCAGGAAATTCCACCACATCCCACTTGTCAGACATCAAATCACCGCCCTGTTGGGCCAATAATCTGCCTGTCAAGTCCTTTTTTCCCCATCTCGTCATAACAATTATGATTGCGCCACCAGGTTGGAGACGCTGACGGGGTCCAGAAGTGTACCATTCGTAGGCATGGTCGAATGCCGTCTCGCTTAGTGCGTCTTGTTCCGAATGAGGGTCGTCAATGACCAACAAGTCCGCACCACGGCCAGTAATTGCAGCCCCAACACCCGCCGCAAAGTATTCTGCGCCCTTGTCCGTGCCCCATTTGCCCGCGCCTTTGTTGTCTTCTTTGAGATTTGTGTTCGGAAAGATGGTTTTGTACTCTGGGTCATCAATTAAATCCCTCACTTTACGACCAAAACGCACCGCAAGCTCCGTGTTGTGTGTAGCTTGTATGATCTTTAGCTTCGGATTACGGCCCAAGAACCAAGCAGGCATCAAGTAGCTTGCAAACTCAGACTTAGAATGCCGAGGTGGCATGTTAATTATAAGCCGCTTGAGCTCTCCTCGTGCAACAGCCTCAAGTTTCTTGGCGATTACCCGATGGTGACGGCCCTCGATGAAGTTATCATACACATGATGTACAAACGGCATGAAGTTTTCATGCGCTTTTTCACGGAGATCCAGATTCTTCTTCGCCTCGGTTAAGGCTAAGATCTCTTTTAATGCTTCCTCCGGTAGTGCCTGTAGGTTCACCGTCCTTAAAGACCCATGATTCCACCCGCTCGAGTGCGGGCTAGTCCAGGGGCCGAGGACTGAAGTAAGTTGCCCGAGGTCCCAGGAGCGTAAGGCTGTAACGGCATCGGCATGTTTGTAGGTGCAACGGCCCCAGTGTAGTTAGCCGCTTGACCAATTACAGGATTAACCGATGGCATCACAAAGTCCGTAACTTGCTGACCACCTGGATTCAACACGTCTATTGTGTCATCCATAACACATTCGTTGGTAATCGGATCAAGCTTGTAACCTTCAGGACACGAATCGTCTATAACGGCAGCAGCCATGTCTTTGTCGTCGTCTCTGAATATCGGTTGGTTCTTCATACGTTCTTGAGATTCAGCAGTTGCAAGAAAATACTCATCTATTTCAAAGTCAGAGTACACTCGGTTACCGTCTGCATCTTTTAAATTTTCAAGGTTTTTTCTTTGTTCAGCAAGGCTACCAAACGGATTTGCCGTGATTCCCATCCGTATGTCAGAAAGAATGGTTTTTCCACCGCGTACTATGTCATCAACAATACCCATAATTCCAGTGCGTTCGCCCTTGAGATCGTCAGGACGAATAACTGGACGGACAGATGTCTCAACAGCTAATGGACCTTGAGGGCCGACATTGACTGAAGGTGCAACTGCCGCCGCAGGAGCTATGCCCTTTTCTCTATTGTCCGCCGCATCAATCTCATTTTGACGGGCGGCACCTGCGGTTAAAGTATCCAAAGTCTTTTGAAGCTTAATCTTTTGTTCTGCTCGTTTTGCTGGGCCAGAACCACCAACATTAGTTACGCCAGCCAACAACATAGATTCCGCAGCTTGTTTATTTGCATCGCTTGCCAGAGTATCTAAAGTATTTTGTAAATTTGCCGCTTTGTTTTTGTTCGCTTCCTCTTGCAAACGCTCATCTCTGCCACTGCCACGCTTGTAAGTGGTAGTTTTTGGAGCCGTAGTCGTGTAACCAGAACCATCTTTTCTGCCCGTTGGCGGATAAGCAGGAATGCCCCCAGGACCAGGGACCGGCGGCATAGGTTGACCCTCGCCACCCCGATACTGCGTGTTTAGTAAATCCTCCTCAAAAGGATTGATATACGCTAAACTATGACGCTGGCCGCCGATGTTGGTCTCACGCGGAACACTCCCGCCCATGTTGTAC